ATTGCTGTTTATCAATGGTTCTAATGCTTCTAACATAATGTTTTCTCTCCTCTACTTAATCTTGAGGTCTTTTATTAATCTCGATACCCCGTCTCTAAGGTATCTCTGTGCCGCAGAATCCTGCGATACAGATTGTGCAACATTCCACACTTGCTGTCCACCACGCATATTCATGAGTCCTTCATAAATTGGCGTAGGATAGGCATTTGGTGCAGATGGTTGCGCCACAACATCGACGGTAATGATCTCAAAATCACTAACTTCGCCTGTTGACTCGTTAACGTTACCAGAGCCTCTACTTGAAACACCAAGTTTTACTCCAGAATTTAACATTGTTTCTACTAACTTACCCATTGGGGTCGGTAAGACCTTCATTTTACCGAAACCGTTGGATCCGTCCATCCACATATCTGTAACCATGTGTGATACACGATCCAGATTTACTTTTAAATCTTCGGGATGGTCTACTTCACCAAGCACAGAGTAGCCTCCTTGAATCTGATCTTTCAAAGTTTTAGTGGCTTTTGCTATTTCATTAACAGGATATATTCTTTCGTTGGCGTTTTTAACACCACCTTGAATACAAATCCCTTTAAGATATAGGTCTTTGCCGTCTTTGCCATCAGTTTCAAGCACTAATCCTGCTTGGTCAAATGTAAGATTTTCTTTAAGATGTAGCATATTTGCTTTTGCTCCTTATCTACAAAATTTATTACTTGCCAGGACCTACTGGTGATTTGGCAGACATATCTCCCTTATCATCTTTAGGTTTTGGTGCTGGGGAAGTCATTGATTTTGCAGTTCCACCTGGTCTGTTAGCGAACTTGTCACCTTTTGTTTCAGACTTTGGTGTTGCTCCACCTTTTTCTTCAGAACTACCTTTGGTAATATTTGCAGATGTTCCACCCATATCATTTTTGCCGGCTACTGGTGATTTTTTTGCTCCACCATCGTCGTCGCCAGTCATATCGGCTTTAACCATTTGTGAATATTCTTTTAAATGTTCATCAACTGATTTTTTCTCATCTGTTTGTGCTTTTTTACCTTCAAAAGGTACTCTTGATCTTTCAAATCTAGATCTTGATTCTTCTTCTGGTGCTGGAAATTCCATTTCTGGTTCACCTTCTGGATCTGCTTCAGGATCTATTTCTGGTTCAATTTCTATATCACCGTTGTCGTCACCATTTTCATCATCACCGTTTCCACCATCCATTGCGGCAAATTCCGCTTTGAGTTCCTCTAAAGCATCTTCAAGATCCATTACTTTATCTTCTAATTCGTCTTGAGTCATTTCTTCAGCCGCTTGAACTGGTTGATCACCAACTTGGTCGGCAGTAACATCACGTACTAAATCGTCAGTAGCATCGCCACCAATTGTTTCTATTGCTTCTGTTTCATCAACTTTTTTGTCTTCATCTGCTTTAGAATCCGCTTTTTCGTCAACTTCTTCTTTTTTTTCGTCGACTTCTTCTTCTTTTTTCTCGTCAACTTCTTCTTTTTTCTCATCAACGTCATCTTTTTTAGTCTCATCGACGTCGTCTTTAGATTCATCTTTTGATTCATCTTTTGTTTCGTCTACTGGTGCTTCATCAGATTCTTTCTTTTCTTCGATAGATTCTTTTTCAGCATCGTTAGAAATTAATTCTTCATATATTTCTCTGGATTTATCGACAACGATTTCATGGAATAAATCTTCCGCTTTCGCTTTTTCTTCGTTCACCAATAAGTCTAGTAATTTTTCAAACTTCTCTGACATTTGGGTACTCCTTATTCGTTACTATTGGCCATAGTTTGTGTAATATAATTATAATCTTTACACATAAAATCGATAATATTGGTGTTTTTTTCGATTTTTTATTATTTTATCGGGTTTTTTCCCAATGTTGCATTAACATAGCCAAGTCTTCATAATATATCATACTTAGGTTTTCAACGTCTTTAAGTTTCTTAGGAACAAAACGAAATTCATTAACATCTTTAGAACATATACGTACAAATTTTGTATTTGGCCTTGATTGACAATTTCTTTTCATTTGATTTTCCCAATTTCCGGAAAATGTTGCTTCTCTTTTTGCTTCTCTGTAATTTGGTGTACCTTTATACATATTGTTCATTCTTAATTTAGTTTTTCCTTCATATTCTACACCACAAAAATCCATACCAAGTATGAATACTTCGTCAAACTCTTTTTGAATTGCAAGCCATACTGCTGTTGGTCCAGAACTCCATCCTTTATCTTCTTTAAATCGTTTAAAATATTGGTGTTTAATTTGAGTGCGTGGATATGTCCAAATTTCTGAGTCATCATATCCAGAATCTCCTATTTCATTCATCATTTTAATGTCTACACCTACTAGGTAATCAAGTTTAGGCTTGTCTCTATAAACTGCATTGATACCAATTACTGTGCCATACGGCCATAATGTGTTAATGTCAAAGTTCTTACGACTTTCGCCGTTAGCGATTACAAAACAACGTCTCATTTAATGTATGTATAATTGTTATTAGATGGTTGGTACTTCTTCTGTAGGTGTGGCATACATGGTCTGAACTGTTTCAAGTTCTTTTGTGTATTCACGTTTCTTGGATTCTTGTTCTTTTCTAATTGAGTTAATTTGTTCTAACGTTAATTTTGTTTTTCTAAGGTCGTCAAAACGTATAATACTGTCGTCTTTGCTGGCGGCATAACGTTCATCCATAATATCAAACATTTCCTTTAAGAACATAATGTATTTATAGTCCTGGAGTATCTGGAGGGGCCACTGGAGGAGTCATTCCTGCACCACCTTCTGGTGGGAGACCTTCTTCTCCTGGTTCTCCTAATTCATCTGGTGCTACATCTCCTAATTCTGCTGTGCCAAGATCACCTGCAATACCACCTGGTGTAATGCCTGCTGAACGCATAGCCTCTTCGCCAGCATCTGTTTCAGTATCTTTATCGTTTTCTTCCATCCAAAGTTTTTGATTTCGTTTAATTTCGTCTTGTGTCATACCTAAGAAACGTTCCATTGTAAATCGTTTAGATAAAAACGGTGATTCTGCTAAAGATGAAAATACTTGCACTCTTGCACCGTCCATCTCTGTTTGTCTATAACTTGCAAAGTTCTGTGGTGGATTAAATTTTAGTTTAAACATACTAGAATCAACCCTAATACCTCTGTCTAAACAGAAACGTTTAAATTCTAAATCAAATGGGTCACAGATTAACGTTTGTAAACGTTCTAAATACTTGTTAAATCTTAATTCTTGAATGTATGCTGTGCCAACTCTACCATCATTGTACTGTGGATTTGCTCCATCGTCCGGTCCTGTTGGCAAATATGCCGCAGGAATTTTCAATCCTCTGTATAATTTGTTAGTAAAGTAACGCAAGTCATCAATTTCACCTAAGTTAGTGCCTCCTGGGAGTGTTTCAACTTTAGATCCTCTACCTTCTGCTGTTTGTGGAAAGAAATAATCTTCATTTGTTGATAATGGATTGTATGCGGCATCCATCATATTAGTACCACCGCCTGAAGATGACGGTAAACGTCTTTGATGTATTTCGTTTTTAACACGTTCTACAAATTGCATAGCAAGGTGACTAGGCATATTACCTACATCAATGTAAAATATTCTACGTTCTGGTGCTCTTTGTATTCTATAAATTAGAATTGCATCTTCTAATAGTTCTTTTTGCTTAAAAACCTTAAACACCTGTTCAAGAATTGATGTTCCAAATGGATAATTTTCACCAATACCTTCACTTAATGATGTATGTACAACGTGTTCTGCACCAATGGCATATTGATTTAAGTTTTCTTGGAAACGTCCTGTTCCTGATGCACCACCTGATGGTTGCATATTTGCTGATCCACCAACACCAGTGTATCCTTGATAGCCTTGATTTTGTCCTGTGGCTCCGCCTGCGTATAATGTTTGGTTAGGTACTTCGGTTGCAGTTAAGTTTTGTAAGTTAATGTTTAAATCTCTTATTACATATTGTTCTGGTTTCTTGCCTTCTGATTCGTTTACAATTACTTTGTCAACTTTAGTTGCATCAACGTGTAATAGTTCATTTGTTTCTGGGTCACGAACAAAAAATGCATCTCCATATTTGATGCAATTTCTAAAAACCCTAAATGCTCTTTTTTCTAATTTATTTAAACTTGTCCATTGTTTAAGTGCTTTACGTAATACTAATACTTCTTGTTCTGTAGGATTGTCATTATATTTAATTTCAAATGGAGTTTGATTGTCTTTGCTTATTTGTGTGCAAAATTCTGCAATAATATCTAATGCGGCATTAATTTCTGAATCAGCATCCATCGAATCATATTGTGAATATCTGTTTACTCTGTTTGGATGTCCTGTATAAACTTCTGGAAGGTAAGATGAGTAGTTTCTTTTGCCAAATTCTGCCCTATCATATGGACTCATTTGTGAAGAGGTATTACCACTTATTGGTGATAATGTTCCATCTGTGCTTATTACTGAAAAATATTTTTTCCAACTCATTATTATCTAAAAAGATCTGCGGCAAAAAAATTCCCTAATTTCTTTAACTCCCTTTGGGTTGTTGATGTTCCTATATGTTGCCCATCTGCAATTGTTTTAAGTACACCAACCATTTCTTCTAATTTCGAAACCACTTGCTTCGATTGTACACTATTTACACCATCTTGAGCAAGTAAATTAGTTCCTCCATCTGCTTTATTTGTTATGTTGGCTAAAAGATCTTCTAATGGCTTTAATGAATCGCCAAGGTCAACTGGGATGGTGCCTTCTGGTGCTGGTATTACTGCTTCTTTGCCATGCAACATTGCTAATGTGCCAGACATAAAGTCCACAATACCTGGGGTACCTCTTTGGAAATGTTGTACATTTAATCCATATTCTTTGTTTAAAAGATCAATTTTTTCATTTAATGCTTGTTTGTTTATAATTAGGTTTTTCATCCCCCAAATTTCTGCCTTTGCAGGGCCTTCTGCGGCAGTACCTTTGTATGCTAGTACGGCTTGTCTAAGTGTATCTTCCCAGGCTT